GCATTAATCAGCTTTTCGTAGATGTCAGCAGAGTCCTGAAAATAGGAATGCCATTCAGTTAATGCATCAGCAAAGCAGTTGACAACTTCATCAGGTGTCAACTCACCAGCCTTGATACACTCTTCTGCTTCACATAAAGCATCCGCGAAAAACTCAGTGATGCGCTGTTTCGGTGTCATCATTGTTGGGTGTGGAAACGTTGGATCAATTCTTCGTAGCTATCCAATGCATCTTCAAAGCCCTCAACAATGTCATTCGGTGAGGAATGCTTGTCGAGAGCCATAATCAGATTGGTAGCTAGATCTTTGATCAGCTCTATGTCAGCCATTCGATTGGGATACTGTGGAACGCACACCAAGGAAAGCCGTGTTTCTCAGCCCATTTGGCATACGTAGTTTTGGATCCTTTGTAGATCTTGTTATAGGGTGATTGAAATACAAAGCGAATGTCGAGGTCAGGGTTTTGTTGCTTGACAGCTTTCATCTTCCGACGATCTTCTTCCGTCAGGTGACCCTTGGCTTCAAGGAAGACACCATTGGGAAGAAGAAAATCAGGGCAGTATGTATGCTGTATTTGGTAAGCAACCTTATGGCATTCGTACTCGTACTTCACACCCAGGTTGACGAGAAGGTCAGCAACCTTCTCCTCAAGTCCTGAGCGGAAAGCCATAACTTAGAAATCTACGTCAGTTTCAGCTGCAGGAGCAGGCGTCACATTCGGATCGTCAGCCTTGAAACCTTTGGTTTTACCAAAGAGTTCAGCAACGTCATCCGCATTCATATCACCAGCATCCACACCAGCATTAGTGCTCAGGCTGATAATTTGAATACCCTTCAGCTTGAGACTGGTGCCGTACGTAACACCATCCTTCAGAATGTAGGGCTTTTGGAAGAAGGCCAGTTTGACAGTTGAACCAGAGTAAATAGGAAGCGCAGTGTTTGTGATCACTGTACCTTCACTGTCCACAATGGTCGGCAGGTTCTCTTCATTCCAAGAGAACTTAGCTTTGTACTTACCGTCAGATACTTCCTCCCAAGGTTCAGGCTTGAGAGTTGCACGCTTCGGGTTCTTCAACTTCGATTCAGCCCATTTGAGAACCTCAGCACGGTCCTCTTCAAGCTTCTCGATGACATCATCAGTAAGGATGGCGGCAAGAGAATAGCCATACTTACTTGGCTTCATCACAGCCTGATAACCTTCAAGGACAACAGGCTTTTCAGTGACGATAGTTTTGGGAGCCATTAACAGAAAAAGTAGGTGGATTCAAGGACGGTTTCAAGATCGAGATCACCAATGATTGGTGGCTCAGTCTCTGCGCCAATAGCTTCAGCAAAATCCACAAGTGGATTGCTTTCACTGAAGATTTCGCAGTAGGTTTCCCTGACTACGCGATTCAAGATGCCCATATCTGTGGCTCGGCAAAGCACCGAGTCATGAATCACAGTGAACGGGGCATCGAACTTGAGGAATGCTCGATGAAGGATCGAAGCATCAAGGGAATGGATCAGGTTGGGAGCAGTACTGGACTTGTGACCAAGTACATCTGGCCCTTTCGGATAGTCTACAAGCTTGATCTTGGCCATTCCAAGAATCTCAAGTTCAACACGTTTGAACTCGTACTTGCGTCTGTTCTGTTTAACAAGAAAGCCGGATGGTGTTTGCCACACAAGATGATCAGCGCCACGTTTGAACGCAGCACCAACCTCTTTCTTGATCCAATCCATGACTTGCATGGGGCCAGGAACAACCTCATACATTGCCTCCCTAACTGCATTGACAATGAGTGTCAACTCATCAGGCGTGAACTCAGCACCTTTTTCCTGCAACGCTTCACGGATGTAAGCCCTGTTGGAATGCTGAGTAGCGTTGTATGGGATCGTCATCACTGTTCTCTTTGTGACCTTCCGATCAAGAAGAGCAGCAAGATGACTAGGAAGCTTTGGTTTTGCATGTTCTGCAACAACCTTGTAAGCGTCCTGTGGTTGTTCACTTGGAAACACATTGACCAACTTTGCAGTTGACCAATCCCGTGCAAGGCCAGCCAAGATCTGGAGTCCACTGCACGTTGCATCAACTGCAACAGGCAGGTTTGTCCAGCTTCTGGAGCACTCGATGACACAAGCGTGATACTCCTCACATGCAGCGAGGAACTGCCATGGCTCATCAGCAACTTCCCAATCCGAGAGATTGCTTAGGGCATCAGTTGCCACACGAGAAATCAGGTCGTGGTTGGCTGCCACCCAGTCCTGACGTTCTTGCATTGTTGCTTTGTCCAACCCGTAGGTGGTAGCAACTTGAAACGCCAGCCATTCTTCAGCCTCTTCGGTCATGAAGGCAGGTTCAGCAAACTTTAAAAGCGCCTTGCCCGCGTCAGTATCTTGTGGGGTGAGGAAGGCCGGAATCGGATAGGTGCGACCTCGATAGTCAAATGACCACGGAAGAAAGAACTTGTCTTTCTCCTTGAAGATCTTGACGGTCTCCATTGTCATGCGTGTGCGGCATGACCGTTTGAATGCTGCAGCGTTGTGGTTCATGGCCTCCGCTGCTTGCCGTCGATACTCGTGCCTGGCCTCCTCGTTGTCCGCAATGTCCCAAGGTTTGTTGGGCAGCGGTAGCTCTACAACCGGCAGGAACTTTCCCACCTTGTAGCCACGCTCCATCAAGACCTCAGCAACCCCAACAATGAATTCATTGAGGGTGTAGGCGGTCTTCTGGAGTTTGTTCAGAAACAGGAGAGGCGTGTTCCCCTGTATTAGTGTCGGGTCACCCCTGCGTACCATCTCATGGCCGTGCATGACCTCGTTTAAGAGGTAACCACCGGCCTTGATAGGAGACCAATCTCGTGGTGGGACCAACATGGGCCACGCCATCGGAGCGAACATCAATGCATCCTTCATCAGCTCCTCCTTTGTCATGGCAAAGAGAAGGCTGGGAACGACCAGTATTGGTGTGCCGTTGTGGCGTTTAACGGTGACCCGTTCAAACCACCCCGTGGCTTTCATCACACATTCAAGTAGCCACGCCCCCAGCTTTGCTCTGACCACTGATCCCCAGGTGTCCCAGTGGTAGTCATGGCGATTCATCATCGTGCGAGCGATGGTCGCCTTTTGCTGGGTGCCACAGGAGCTATGCCAGTAGTTGCGCTTAATGCGTTCGTACAGGTCACTGTCTTGGGACTCGTACCAACGGAGCTGCGCCTCCTGCTCAAGGGCCTTGCCAATGGCAGTGATCACATTCGCGATCTCATTGGCTCTGTCCTTAGGGCTGAAGACCTGATCGAAGGTCAGCTTCAACGCAATGGCTGCTGCAGCCTCTGGCTCGATCTCCGCCAAGTACTGGTGGATGGTGATGAAATCCTTACCGTTGTGCCCTTTGTGGATCCTTTCCAGCGTGTCCTGAATGACCGCTGCAACGTCCACCAAGGCGGCTTGGATGCTGGCGTTGCCATACACACTCGCTGAGGCGTAGGAGCGCTCCTCCAGCTTCCTGGTGTTCTCTAGGAGCTTCTCTCGCCCGTAGGCAGCAGCTCGCTTTTCAAGTGAAAGTTCCTCCTCGATTAGAGCAGGAGTTGTCATAAGAGACTTGTTGGTAGATTCGGGAAATAGACCAGTGCTTAGGGCATACACCTAAACAAAAGGAAAGCGGGCCGCTTGGACCCGCTGTATGCCTTAGACAATTCTCGAAATCGACGAACCTGAAACTAGCGCGTCTACCAATTCCGCCACATCCGCAAGTGTCACAACCTCAGTGGTTGCAAGGGTTTTCAGGGGAGAAAACCGGCTGTGGCTCAGTGTTGGACTCGTAAGAAACGAGGCGTTTCACCGATGAAGGGAGCCTAACACAGAGGGTGTTAGACGCCGGTAGACGGGCTCAAATCCAGCTTCTGCAGGCCCTGCTGGGACAGCCAGGCTTGCATCAGATCCTCAAGAGTTGGCACGGCTTGTGATGCATTGCTGGGCAATGTGTGGTTGCTCAATGCATCGATGGCGTTCTGTTTGGCCGGGTCTGAAACTTTTACATATCGTAACGTAGTTTCAATTTGCTTGTGACCCATCAATTCCTTGATGGTCAACGGAGCCACACCCCGCTCGTTGAGGAGCGTGCCAAACGTATGCCTTAACAAATGGGGGCAATACCCTTCAGGAAGCTCGATGAATTTCCTGACTTTGTTAAAGGCACGCCGGAACTGTTCAGCATTCTCGAAGTCGCTGCCAAACACCAACGCTGATTCCTTACGCCCCTCACAGCGTCTGACGAAGATCTCGTAGATCTGCTCAGAGATCGGAATGCAGCGGTAGTTCTTGCCCTTGGTCACAAACCCATCCCGTCCACCAACGTGAATGCGTTTCTGAGCCAAGTCGACATCGAGCACCTGCAGCTTGTTCAGTTCTGCAGATCGCAACCCGGCGTACGCCCTCACCAAGATGTGATCGGAGAGGTCGTTGTTGCAAAAGGGGTTGCGTGCGGCTGCGGCCATGTGATGCACCTGCTCCTCGGTGAACCACTGCAACCGGTGTTCGCCTTCCTTACGCTTGGGAAGCTTGCGGAAGGGGATCTCATCGATCCTTCGGTTGTCATGGCAATGCGTGAAAACAGTACTGATCGTCGCCATCACGCGATTGAGGGTGGATGACGACATGTGCCGCTCATCCTCCAGCTCAGCAACGATCTGTGCTACTTGGTCCTCATCCATCTTGTACACCGGAAAGGAGCGACCGCGCATGCTGGTGACATGCCCGGTGTTGATCCGGTAAAAGTTCACGGAAGGACCGCTCCGCCAAGTGGGCCGTGTCTCAAACGTGTAGTCGACACACTGCCCCCAGGTCTTAAGTTTGACCATAAACAGTTTCCCAGAATTCACGAGCGATTTGTTCACCTAAAGGCGTGAGAGTCACGATCTTGTCTTGACCCCTGTACTCTTTGGTGATCCAACGTAGGCCAGGCTTACCCGTCCGTGTCTTATCAAATAACCAATTGGTTAATCGAGAAACACTGGATTGGTTGTAACCAAGACCTTCCTCAATCTGTGTACATTTAACAGGCCCTCCTGCAGCCGCGATGAACATAAACACGCAGAACAATTGTCCGGGCATCTCGTTAGTGGGAACCCGTCGCCTGAGTGTCTCCATGGCACGACAAAAGTTCCACAGCTCCAGATCAGAAACGGTGATCGCTCGTTTGAGAACCATGAGCTGGGAAGATGTCGATCCAATCCCAGATTAGCTCAAAACAACCCCAGAACAGTTTAAGGCATTCCTTTGTGCAGGAAAAGTGCAGCTTTCGCGAGGCGCAAATGGTCTCCCAGCCGACATAGAAATGAATCCGGGAAAAGTAAATTAAAGTCACGAGCAGGGAGGCGACCTTGAAGCCTAAAGATTGTAGAACGCTTGTACCAGTTGGTCGTAGGCGCTGGTGTTAAGTTCCATCTCATATGCAGAAGCTGCATAAAGGGATGGAAAGATACACATGTCCTCTCGATCCATCAATTCATCTGATTCCTCAGTGGTGAGTGTGTTCATGAGTCGGCGTTGTAGTTGATGCATCCGATGATTGCTTGTGTCAGGATTGTCACCTCATCATCGGCAAGAGCAGAGTCACGAATACGATCATGAGCTTTTGACTCAAGCTTGTAGGCGTACTCTTTGAGCTTTTTGGTTGCTGGGTTGTAGACACGGACGACCGCACAGTAAGGATCAGGTAAGTCCCAGATCATGACATCCTCCATTACCTCACGAAACGTTGGGGTTTCGATCTCGTCGTCGTCTAGGTTTTGCACCTCCTCCCAGTTGTTGGGAAATGGATCTTTTCTGGCCATATGATGGGAGATTAAAGCATCGTTCTAGTTCCTGGATCGATTCCAGATCGCCCTCACAGTCAACCAGACAGGCATTGAGCATGCAGAATTGACGGATTAGGCGTTGTTGTAACGGTTCAGGCACAGGTTGCGTCCCTGTGAGTGTGCAACAGCGGTTTTCCTGTCGCGGGAGAAAAATAAAAAAGCCGGTGTTGACTGACGAGCCACCGCCGGCTGGGCAAGGATCCACTCTCAAGAGCGGTGGACCGGTGCTACTTATTTGGCAGGTGAGACCGTTCCCAGTGCCTGCGATCATGGGTCGGAATCGCTTCCGACAGACACATGATGCCGCAGTTATGCCCTTAGACATGGGTTATGTACCGGTTTGCTTTTCGTCACACAGGCTGCGCTCCAACAGGTAGGCGACAAGGTTGCTCATGCTGCGCCCCTCCCGTTGGGAGCGCTCCTCTATACGCTGGAAAACCAGCCCAGACAACGTGATCGTCATCCGCTGGCTGGTAATACGCCTGTACCGCTGTGCGTCCATGAAATTGAGCTGCGTCCTTGATATGTCGTAACGCGGTTCCCCACGGCTGGGCACAAAAAAAGCCCCAGGGAGGAACCGAAGTTCCAACCCCAGGGCCATAAGCCTGGATGCATCCGCGCGGGCCGGAGTGCTGCCTTCTTTAGTTGTCAAAGGATCCTAGCATCAGTCAGATAATGGTGGCTTCTACTTTCTTAGCTTGTGTTCCGTGAGCCTTGAATGCAACAATACAGGTACGTTCAGCGTTAGCGCATAACTTACACTCTGCACAGGTTTTATTTGCTTTTGTCTGCGCAGGGCAAACAACGAACTTAACGCCATCAGTACACCAACTGTTGACTTGAGTATCTTTGGGTACGATACAAACAGCTGGCATTCCTTCTCTGTACACTTCAACCGCGTGGGCCTGACTGTGTGCGCTGACATTGACTGTCATTCCCATATCTGGGGCAGCTTTAATCAGCTCACGGTTGCCGTAGTGGCTGATATCGTGATGAGTGTAGGTCCAGGCTTTTAGCTTACGCTCACCGCAAGCGTTGGCAATTAGACCTAAGGCGTGGGCATTGATTGAACCGTTGAAGTGTGGCAAGTCTCCCGCTTGATTGTGCCTGAAACAGCTGCCCTCTGGCAGTGTTTTAAGAGCACTTACGAAAGATTCAATATCAATACCACGTGGTTTGTCACGCCATGGGCCATCTGAAACAGCATCCCAATGTAGCTTTAATGGGCCTGTTTCAGCGTAGCAACCGTTATTGATCAACGCGCAGGATGGTGAGCAACTATCACGAGACGTTGTTGATACTGCAATCGGGCCAGTCTTAGCGTTGCTGGACTTTTTAGTCAGGTGATACCAATGTGCCATTGTTTTGGATGGTAGTGTTTAGGGCATGGGTTGAGGCAAGTTAAACACAGAAGAACAAAAGATCCTCTATGTCCTCGCTGTCGTCTTCATCCTTTGGGCGTGAGCGTAAGGCTTTCAATTCCCAATAGTCTTCTGTCCACTCACACTGATCGGGATAGAGATAGGGATTGTTCACTTCTTTAGAAAGTAAAGGGCAAAGGTGAGCGCAATTAGCGCAGGGATTGGAAGGGTGAGAATCAAACGGGGTTTGTCCAGGTGTCGCGTTGTTTTTGAGTAATTAGTTTGTCTTCGCAAAGAGTGTCCACAAAGTTCAGCCATGCCTCGCGTTGCATAACCTTGTCGCCGCGATACATGCTGCCAATACATTCGCGAAACTCTGCTATGGCTTGTGTTTTGTTCATTGGGCAACCTTTGCAGTGGTATCGCTTAGGGCATTGTTTGGGGCAAAAGGATCAACCCCCGCAAAGCCGAGCATAGTGATAGTGGAGATCAGGCAAGCGAAGCCGGTAAAGAGTGTGGCTTCAATGATGGTGCGTTGTTTGTGGGTCATGGTGAAGTGCGTCCGTGTGATTAATCAGATCAGATCCTCGATATCAGCCACTTGCCGTAGGTGATCGATGAATTGGGCGAGCGTGGCAGTGGGTAGGAATCTGATCAGCTCTAGGTAGGTGTTCTCCTCTCCTAGTTCCTTTCCTAGTTGGGCAGCCTTGCTACGGATCTCTGATGGATCGCGCACAAGGTCAGCAAAGAGAGGAGCGGTTGAGGTGTTGGCAGTGGTGAGCATAGGACCTCTTAGGGCATGGTCAATGCGGACTGATTGGGCGTCCGCTTGAGCCAATGGTAAGCGCAAGACCTAGACCCTAGGGCATGGCTTGTTACAGAACTTATGAATTGCGAACAGATAACTTGACACTAACTAGCCCAGATCCCTTGCACTGCAGTGGTTCTCACTGTTCTCAATAAGGAATATCGGTCAGTTCTGTAACAAGATGAACACTTTGTGGGTAGATTGGTGATCTAACACGCTCAAATCTCTCTACATCCAGGGGACCACGGGGGGTGCTGCGGCCCTGCGGCGCGTATATAAGACTTCAGAAATTTTTGTTGATTTTATTAGACCCCTCCAGAAGCCTCTAGAAGGGCCATTGTTTGTCATTTAGGACTCCTTATACCAAGGAGCTGTTAAACGCATTTCAGGGAGGCTTGTAGAGGCCTCTGTGAACGTCTCCGTATAAACAGGAGTGACACAATCAGGCACTGGAGGTTCAATCTTCTTGTACTCCTCAATTGCCTGATCCACCTCCACCTTAACCCGAGCATCAATCAGCTTCTCCTCAAGCCACACCAGTAGACCAAGAAGAAGATGATCAATCCAGGGAACACCACGTCTCCACGTCCGGTACAAGACACGGAACTCAGCAAGTTTTAGTCGACTAAATTCTTGCTCCACAGGTGTGGTTACGTTAGTCACTACACCACATTGCCTCACAAACATTAGGAACGTTTTGATAGAGAAGGTCTTGTACTTGACCAGCAATGACAGCATGCTCCCTTTGTGTCCCATTCCCCGTTCTCAAGTCGCAGTAATGCAACCAAGACCGAATAGAACCATTCATGTAGATCCTTGACGGTGCTGCTAAGGGAAGAACCTCTCTTGCACACTCCTTAGCCACCCCACTGCTGACCATCTCCCGGTAAAGATCCTCAGCTTCAGCAAAGTGCTGTTGAATACGACGTAGGAACACTTGTTTCTGAGACGTATCAAGGTCATCAGTACTGTTCTGACGGTTCTTAAAGTCCTGTCTCCTTAGTGCAGGAATGACAGGAGTCCCAATTGTGGTGACATCTGCATACCTCTGACTGAACTCCTGAAAGGAGAAGCTCCTATGCCTCAGGATCTGAGCTGCAATGCTTCTAGTAGTGTCAATAGATACACACATATTCACCATTTCAAACGGTGACCAGTGTTGATGATCAATGAGATATTTAATTAGCTTAGCACTGGTCTCAGTGTTTGATTGATTGCTTGGATTAGACACCCTTGCCATGTAGCTAATGAGGTTCTCAGCATCAGGTGTGATGTGGATGAGTGTTGCTGTATGCATTAGTGGTGGTCTAGTTCTTTGTTAGCAGAGATGCGGATGTCGTCGTACAAGGAAGGGATATAACGATTCCTAGTACTTACTGGATATTGAGAATCCAAGTAGTCATTGTGTTGTTGCTTGAGTTCATTAAAGGTTTTGGGTGCTCTGAACATGAAATAGCTAGTTCTACGATGTGTTCTAGACATAGTAGTAGTTACTGAATTTTAAGTTACAGAAAAGGGATCAGTATCATCAAGTATCAACATTCAGTGTTGATCAGGATGATCTAGATCCACCCTCCTCTAACCCCAAGGTGTGAGTTTCAGCAGTTAATTAAGAGATGTCCATCCAGCGGACATCAACTAATTGTGTCATTAGCTGCTTGTTTGTGTCATTTGTGAGTCCAGTACTCACAGAATGTCCATCCCCAGGGACATTGATAGAGGAGCTAGTTGTGTCTTACGTCAGTGAGACTCGACTAGCTCCCTACTAGCTCCCCTCTTCCCGGTCCCCTTAATAGTGTCGGGTCAGGCAAAACTCTTCCCTTGCAGTGGGTCTCATTTGAGTCCTATTTGATCCACGTCGGGGTGTTTCGACCGCCTTTGGCACCTCTAGCGGCTCTGCGTTGCTCAAGGTTGAAGCCCATCACGAGGTGATCTGTGGCGCTCTGAGGGTCATCCAAGAACGTTTCGAGGAGATCCTGCCAGTCCTCCTGACGACGGGCTTTAACGGCCTCATAGGCGCTGATGGACATGGAGTCTGTGAAGTACTTCACGCCCTGGGCAAGACTGTCCAGACGGTCATCGTGTTTAACGGCACCCTTCTCTCGACACATGCGGCTCATCTGGTAGAAGAGCATGTAGAGGAGACGGTCTTCGGGAGGAGCGTCTTTATTGGAAGCGTAGTCCCATTCCACCACACTCCTATCCACGATCAAGCGGTGCTGGTTCATCACGGGCTCTAGCGTGTCAATGATGCGGTCTTCCTTACGGACATTGGCTCGCACCTCTTCAACGTCTATGGCTTGCTTGGTCTGGATGAGGTGTTTTTTGAACAGTTCTGCGACGATGCCATCACCGAAGTTTGTTTCGACCACAAGCTTGGTAACGTTATAGCGCTTACACCCACGAAGGATGTCAAGAAGTGTATTGTCGCTATAACCGTCGCGATACGCTCGTACTTCGTGAACGTAGAGAAAGCCATTCTTTTGTGAGATGTATGTAGCTGCTGTTTCGTCAGTACCTCTACCGGAAGGATCGACAGAGCAGATTGTTTCTGTGTACGGTCCCCAGTCGCCTTGGAGCTGCATTGGAGAATAGAAATAGTCTCCAGGAAGTCCTACGGTAGGCAGGTCTTTGAGAACATTACGAGGGTCACTGCACCACACAACAGCATCCGGTGCCTGGGTTGGATTGACTGAAGTAATGACTAGATCACTAAATTTGAGTGGGAACTTCTCAGCGTCACTCAGCGTTGTATCAAGCTGAAATTGAAGCATGAAGTTGCTACGACCCATTGCAGCTTCACGTTCCAGTAGGTCATCACTGGTGAAGCGATCAGGGTCTGTTGGTGTCCACTCCTCCACGCCCATCTCGATGTCTTCCACGATCTGTGGAGCAAGGAGGTTCTCGTATTGGGAGAGCTTGTCCTTACGTGGGTAGCGGGATGGCCAAACAAATGGACGATAGTTACGTTCCGCTAGCTTTCGGTAGATGGTGAAGGTAGTCTGTGGAGTGCCAAGGTACATAATGCGAGAGTCCTTCTTTGGAGTGAGGATGGACTCCGCTTCTGTACACAGCTGCAGCAGCTTCTCCCGCATCATCTCGGTCATCGAGTTGCCAGGAACTTCGATGTCATCCAAAATCATCAGGTCAGCACGAGAACCAGTGAGCTGACCGGTGATACCAACGGACTTGACGGATGGTGCCTGGTGAGGGCTGCAGTTCACGTCAAAGCTGATCCGGGACCACCGGGCGTCATCACTCTTTGGTCTCAAATGTGATAGCCAGGGTGTCTCGATGATCAGCTTCTGAAGGAAGATCGACATGTTGTCTGCACGTTCCTTGGATGCCGAGATAATCATGATCTTCTTCTCTGGATTGTTGAAGAGTGTCCAAAGAACAAAGGCACCAGTAATCCAGCTCTTACCTACACCCCGAAAGGCTTGGATCTGTAGTCGCTTAGGACCGTTCTGAAGGTAGTCAGCGATGGCGTATTGGGCACGTGTAGGCGAGGGAAGATCAAGCTGTTGCCACAGGGCTTGCAGGAACAGCTTGAAATCACCTCTCAACGCAGAGAGGATATCATTCATATCAAGTAATCGTTACCTTTAATCTTGAGTCGATTCTTATTAAGAGATTTGCTTTTGTACGGTTGACGCTGTGGCATGCCGTACTCGATGCCCTTCAGACCTTGAATGACTTCCCCTACCTTTCGCTCTTCTGGATACTCAGCTTTATTGAGCTTAGTTGCACCAACATTAGGACGCTCTGGAAAGAGCTCAGAAAGCTTTTTCTTACGTTTTGGCATAATAAGATTGCATGCATTTAGTATTGTTTGACCAGTATTGAGGGCCAACTGGCTTTCCTTGTTGCCACTGCTTGGAGGCAAATTTCTTACGTTTGGCCTTATCGACAAAGAATGGATGGTCGGATAAAGCCTCGTAATCTATTTCCGAGCAAGCTTCAGGTGCTTGCTGCTTAATGTAATCCCAAAGAAGTAGTCGAGATACCACATAACGCTCCAGGAATACATCCCAGTCGTGTACATCATCCTTGCACCACTGGATACGCTTCATGCTTTGGATGATGTCTAGCGGGTCACGTCTGACAAATAAGAATTGAATACCTGGATAGACGTGTTGCAAAAGGATGAAGTGGTCAAGAGCTTGAGGAAGCTGGATCACACAGTTGGTGTAATCAGCTCCCATGGTGAACTCACTTTCATCAACAGCTTGCCTATCAAGGTCTGAAGCAAGAATCTGACTAGCGATTGTTGTACCGCTTCTCTGTGGCCCTGTAACAACGATTGGAGGGTAACTGGGTGTATCCATACCTAAAAGGGAAAAGAGAGGCCTTGTAGGGGCGTACAGGCCTCAATTAGAGCGTTATTGGTTTAGTCCCAATACGGGTAGTTCATATCCTCATCAATCAAGTCATACAGCGCTTCGGCATACACGACTTCTGGGTTGAATGGGAGGGCTGGTGGCTCAACTACCGGTGCGACGGGCAAGGATTTGTTGTTGTTGTTGCTTACGCTTTTCGCGTTGCTTGTCGATTGCATCTTTAAGTTTTTCACTGCCTGATTTTTGAGCGATTGCACTGCTATCAGATTTATTGGAGCCGTTACCAAAGGCAGGGCCTGCATATTGCTGACCGTTGGAGGCGACATACTTGGATTTGTCTTCAGACTTACTGCTGCCTGAAGTAGCCGCTTGCTGTTCTTCCCGTTGACGCATGCGAGCCTTCATGGTGTCGTCAATCAACGGGTTATTGGTACGGCTAGTGCCACGATTGGGGTTAAAGTCTTCCCACTTACGGCCAGGCATTGCAGGGTTTGAGGCTTGGGGAGCTGCAGAGCGCTGGGAGCCACCGCCACCACCACCGGATGCAGTGCTGCGGGAAGGGGTGGATTGGGAAGGACGGGATGCGCTGGGGCGTGCAGGAGGTTTAGCAACAGGCTTACCGAAGTTCGGGTTGTTGCGAGGGCCTTCACCAGGAGGAATGTTGCCAACACCACCCATACCGCCGCGAGACTGTTGGCCGCCAGGCACATAACGGCCAGATTGACCTGATTCAGCTGCACGTTGTCCACGCTCAGCGCGAATAGCGCCTTTGTATGCGTTGGTAACTGCGTCGATAGCGGCTGAACCGCCCATGGCAAGTGCAGTTCCAGCAAGACCGCCCTTAAGTCCAGTCAGGGCGCGACCTGCTTTGGAAAGATTTTTAGTTGCAGAGGATGCTGCGTTGGAAACACGGGCAAGGGGGCCGCTGTTTGTCCGCACAAGAGCGCCGCCAGTGCGCGTAGAAGGAAGTTTGTCGGCGTTGGCCTTAACATCAACGGTCGGGCCAGCCTTTTCCACAGAACCCCCTTTGCGGCCAGGAGGGAGTTGTGGTTGACCTTTCAACGGTGCTCGACCTTGGGTAGCAAGAGCGCCACCTTTTGTGCCGGGAGGAAGTGCTTTAGGTGCTGGTTTAGAAGCACCACGACCAGTTGTCACCTTTGCAGACCCAGTGTTGCTACCACGAGTGCTGCTATTGGTCACTTGAGCGTTAGAGACCTTTTGACGGTTACCGCGTTGCGGGTTCTGGCCTTGAGTGATGGGCTTAGTTCCTTTACGCTTGCTACGATTAGAAGAAGAGGTAGGCGTTGCCATAATTAATTAATCCAAGAGAGAATAAGCTGTTCTTTACTGGGGTTCTCACCAAACGTGGCTCTCATCCATTGGAGCCAGTTTTGACTTCCCTTTGCCTGATTACACTTTCTACAACTAGGTACAAGGTTGTTAGTAAGGTCTTGTCCTCCAAAGGTCTTAGGTCGGACGTGATCAAGTGTAAGTTCATTGGCTTCATAAGTTTCTCCGCAATAAACACATTGACAATTAAAGTGTTCCTTTATCGCACGCCTCCAAAGGCGTTTCGCTTCGGGGCTTGTCATGGTTATAAGGTTTTGGAGATAGTGATCAGGCGAGGGAAAGAGGGGAGTCATTACCGCATGTTGTTAGTCTTACGAGCGCCTTTGGCACGGTTTTGCTTACGAGGAACGATCTTGAGGTTCTCTCGTGAGTTATTCATTGGGTTGCCATCCTTGTGGTCGACTTCATGACCATCTGGGATGTTGCCCATTGAGCGCCTGGCTCTTGCTCGACTAGCGTCTTGTTTACGGTGTTTGCGGCGGTAATCTTTTAGGTATTCAGCGCGAGCCTTATACTCGGCTTTCCAGTCTCGTGCCACTGAGACGACTCCGTACTAGTTCTGGATCAATCTTCGGCAGGATCGAAGACAGCTGATCAAGAGGGGAACCTTCAACAGCAATGCCACTGATGTCGTTTGCCTTGAGCCAATCAGCCATGGCTTTCAGGTCTTGAGTTGTGGCTTCTCCACTTTTGATGCGGCGGAGATATTCTTTAGTGAGGAGGTCGTGCAACTCGTTAAAGTTGTCCTCTGTGGCTTTTTGATGTTTAGCCATTTCTCAATACAATCTGATCTAGTTTGTTCTCGATGCGGATCATGTGATCTTCCATCTTTTGGAGAGCATTGGCGAGTTCTTGTCTTGGGACGTACTTTTCAGCAAGACGAAGTTCGATAGAGTCGATACGCTTGTCAATCTGATCCATACGTGTGTTGGTACGCGAATTGAGAGTCATGACTCCCCCGCCAATGCCAACAACGAGAGATACAACTCCCGTGATGATGGCTTCAACCATTGGATTATTTTGTAGTAGTTGGTCTGAATGTCATGAACCATCCAGTACCTTTACCTTCGACTTCCCAACGGGGAAGCCAGTTTTGCCAGGAGTATCGAACGTCTTTACCGCCAGAACCAACGGAGACGTATCCACCGTTGACAGCATCCATCTCACCGTATGGATCGTGAAAGATGCCCTTGTCTCCCTCATCACCAATGAGGAGCATCCAGTGGCCACCACCAACGGGTTTGGAGACGTGTCCCTTGTGGAGGATGCCTGTGGCTACTGGGAAGCCTGCTTTGAGTTCATTGAGCAGTGCTTGGCGTGTACCTTTGGTGTAAAAGGAAGCGAACACTCCGTACTGCTGACAAGCTTTGATCTGACTGGCGGAGGAGGTAGTGTCTCCGTATTTGAGGACAGTTCTCAGGTAATCATCATCAGCGTTACTACCCTTCAGGGCATCAGGACGGAGATACTTGATAGCCATAGCGCATGTCGAGCTAAAGCACATCCGATCTCCGTGGCCTGTTGCACTATCCGTCTGTGGGTAATACTGCTTCACAGGCAGCAGTACCATGACGATTACTTAAGGGTATCTTTGATCCGCTGGATCTGATCGTCTTCCTTACGGAGAGGCTTCATGGCGTTGATGCCAGACAGAAGCAGTTGGACGATGCCGTTGGACTTCAGCTTGGAAGCACCAACAACTTCAGAGCCCAGGAACAGTGCAAAAAAAGCAAGGGTTTCGTAGGTGACCTTGATGCCAAGGATGGTAATCATTTGTTTGTACCGTTAGGGTATTACCAAGGCACTCCAGCAGCCTTAGTAGGAGCAGCTTGCTCATCAAGTTGAGCCTGGAGAGCTGCTTCGATTTCAGAAACCTTGTCTTCACCGAGTGAATCTTTGACCCAGTTCACGCACTGCTCTTCGGTCAAGTCTGCAAACGGTGTGGTTACTTCGCCTTCAAGACCAATAGAACCATACGCTCCAGAACGGTAGGTATCGTTGGAGGCGTCAATGGTGTAGTGAACCGTGTAGACCTTACCAGTGGCGGTCTCACGCTCAAGGTTGGCGATTTTCCAAGTAAAGGTGGTAGACATTATAAAAACGTGTTTTGGAAATAAAAAATGAGCCCACCAGCATTGGTAGGCTCAAAAACGTGATGTTCCCGTTCGGGTAGAAAGCCGGTTATTCTCCGGTTTTACTGGTAGTTATTACCGTTCGGGAAGGTGACTGGTGACGTGGACTAGGGGCTTTGCTCAAAAACGTGTCTGGCTGACAAAGAATGTGCCTGCCAGACTCATGCTGCGCAAAACCAGTATCGAAGGGGACTTAGATGCCTGCCGCAGTTAAGCGAGCTTCAAGACTTTCGATCTTGGCAACAGCTTCCTGCAGTGCAGCCGTCAGCAGGGGCACGAGCTTGGATTGGTCGATGCCTTGGTAGATAGGGTTGCCGTCATCATCGACTGCATCCTTCTCACCAGTGATCGCCTCAGGAACAACGCTCTGCACTTCATGCGCGAGGAAGCCGTCAACAGTCTTTGCCGGATCAGCAATAAAGTTGAAGCGGCTGGGCTTCAGTTGCTGCAGGCGGGTAATGCCGTCAGTAACTGCAGTGACGTTTTCCTTGAGGCGGTAATCTGAACTGGTATTAAACGACGTAGAAGTTCCGCTTGTTGCAATAGCTCCTACACTTCCATTGGCGTTATAGAACTCAGCAAGGCCCACAGCAGCGGTTGTGGTTGTAGCGAGCCGCAGAATTTTTCTGTCACTGCCAGCCACAAGAAAAGCTGAACCGCCAACCGTGCCACTGGGATCAGATGTAACACCAAAATAGACGGAGCCGCCATTTGTGATCCTCATCCGCTCCGTCGGAGAAGACGCCCCATCCGCAGTAGTGGAGAACACTAATCTCGCCGGATGGTCACCCGACCCCCAGGCTGCATCTGCTACTGCATCAATACGAGCACCAATGCCAAACGCTGATCCATTAGAACCTTGGAAGAACAGACCTCCTAGTTCATCGCCGCTATTAACAGCGGTGTAGGAACCGAAAGACCCGCCACGCGACTGACTAAAGATTAGCTGAGATGCGCCACCACCAGCTTCCCAATGGAACAATTCAAGTTTTGCTCTTGTACCTGAACCGACGCCAGAGATCTGAGAAAGAGCATTACTGCCAGCGCTCGAAGACGTGCCAACTAACAGACGTGACGAGGCATCAATCCGAGCCGCTTCACTTGCTCCAATAAAGAACTGGTGACTGGCGGCAGAGACCTGGCTATTGACGTAAACAAAACTGCCATTGCGGTTGTAATGAGTGAGCAGGTTAGTGTTACTGGTAGAGCCAGGTGTAAACTCAAAACCTTCGGCCCCAGAATTGGAGACGTGAAGTTTGCTTATTGCTGAAGTAGTGCCAATCCCTACGTTGCCTGAGGAATCAATAGTTAAACGTGTTTGTCCTGCGGTAAGATCTGCAATGTCAAGCTTATTAGTAATCGCACCACCAGCGCGAATAGCCCAGCTTCGGACTCCACTTTCTAAAAGACCTAAAGCAGCACTACCGCTAGTACCGGCAATTTCCAACTTGGAGCCAGGGCTACTAGTCCCCAGACCTAGTCGTGTTGTCCCAGGAATAACAACATGACCCGACTCCTCGTTGGCAATGTAGAAGTTATCGTCTGCTGTCTCTTTGTAACCAATGTATCCCTTGCGAGCTGAAGCATCTGTGAAGGAGATCCAGTTGCCACCGGTTGCTTGCGTGGTTTCAAGCCTCAGTAACTCAGAGCCACTGGTGGAGCCGCCAGCGCCTTTGGCGTGAAGTAAAGCACTAACGCTCGAAGTCCCTATGCCCACGAGCCCTGTCGAGGTGATGCGCAGGCGTTCCGCTCCATCCTCGCCATTATTGAAAGTAATAACCTCTCCGGCTCGTGCGGAAATTTGAAGTGTCCCGTTCGTTGAGTATTTAATACCGGCCTCATAGCCGGCGGGGCCAAACATGACTCTTTGATTAGCGCCAACCTTGATGTTTCCGTTTACATCTAACGCTTGCGTGGGCGCAGAGGTTCCTATGCCTACACGATTTCCTGATGTCCATGTCAATACAGGAGTCAGGTCGGTAGCAGATGGATTTGCACTATGACCCAGCCCATAGACATCTCCACCAGATCCTCCCGTACCACTTACAACGCCAATGACGCCAGCGGAAAAATTACTTCCGTTGACGATATTGATGTTATTGCTGCTTCCTGTGTCGGTCGTTCTGAAGTAAGCAACACCTGTTCCCGTGCCAGCACAATCAAAGAACAAGGCAGGCGAACTGGTCCCCACGCCCAAACGCCCACTGCTATCAATGAAGAGGCGGCCAGACCCACCAGTGCTGATGGCTACGCTGTTTGCCGAGGGTAGATACAGGCCGTTTGTGGGTACGGTGCTGCCACTGGGGATGAAGCTGGCAGCGCTGCTAGTGCCGGTGGTGGTGACGGTCTGGCTGCCAAAGTCCGGGCTGATCTTGGTGCCGGCAATCGCGGCGCTGGCATTGATGTCGCCGTTGACGATGGTGCCGTCAGCGATCTTTGCGCTAGTAACTGCACCATCAACAATTTTGGCAGTACTAACTGTGTTGTCAGTAGGAGTACGAGTATCGCTGAGCCGGGCATCGTTAGTTACAACTGCTGCCTGACCACCAACGCTCAGTGAATTGGTGACAGCAACAGCACCAGATGGATCAACTGTTACTCGTGCGGTGCCACTGGTAACCAACGCAAGCTCATCAGCTCCAGTGTGGGCAATACCAGTATTAGTATCACCATCAAAAGCGATAACTGGAGATGCTACAGACGTGCTATCATCAGCTCGGAGTTGTCCAGTAAGAGTGCCACCAGCTAGTTTCAGGTAACGAGTCTCAGCGTTGTTAGGGAAATAGTTCAACCAGTTCCAAGTCGGTCCAGTCGTGCTGTATTGCATACGAACACTAAGGCCGACATCACCAACAAATCCGGCAGGACGGTTTGCAAGAGGAGAAAAGCTTTCAATACCAGTTGAATCAGCTACTTCAATTGCATAGTTATTTGCAGGACTGCTAGGAATCCCGGCAACATTAGCGACAAGAACATATTGTAGTGAACTAGCGACTGCATTAAGAGCAGCAGTAGCGTTGGTACTGGCGGTGTTGGCCGTTGCAGTTGCAGCATTGGCCGTACTTAGAGCTGTATTTGCCGTATTAACCGCTGTCGTTGCATTGCTAGAGGCTGTGTTAGCCGTGGAGACAGCAGCACTAGCATTAGACGACGCTGTATTAGCAGTTGCAACGGCTGCAGAAGCATTAGAGCTAGCCGTGTTGGCTGTGCTGAGAGCCGTGTTGGCGGTCGTTACAGCGTTGCTGGCGTTGGTGGATGCAGTATTGGCTGTGTTGACTGCAGCTGTTGCGTTGGTGCTAGCGGTGTTAGCGGTAGAGACGGCTGCACTAGCGTTTGTGCTTGCAGTGTTAGCCGTAGCTACAGCCGCAGAAGCATTGGTCGAAGCTGTGTTGGCGGTGCTGACAGCACTATTGGCTGTACTGATAGCCGTGTTGGAGTTCGTTAGAGCAGTGTTAGCCGTGGTGGTGGCCGAAGTTGCATTGTTTGACGACTCCTGCGTCACATAAAGGTTCTGAGTGAAGTTCTCATTCAGGTCGCTAGAGCGAATAGCAGAACCCGGATAGAACGTAGCAGCCAGTGCTGAGTCGTCAGTCTGACGGTAAATCCGAATAGCAGCCCCATTAGCCGGTGCTGTATTGAATTGGATAGTAGTAGCGTTGGCAAGGGTGTATGCAGTTGTATTTGTACCATTGACACTTACTTTGATGTCAGTGGTCTCTAGATATGGAAAGGTAAAAGAAAAGAGAACGGTAGAACCGTTCCCTGTGTAGGTATTCTGAGTGACAGCCATGACGCTAGTTGCGAATATCTAGGATTTGTTGAAGCTGGGATGAGGTTTTAGCCGCTCCAGCTGTATCACCGATGTTCAGCCGCCCCTTGAGTTCCTTGTAGTAACCAGGAAGGTTGGAGGCAGTAGCATTATTTTGCTCCCATGCACTCCAGGCTTGGTTAAAGGCTTCATTGTGAATCTGATCAAGCATGTCGTGAACGACTGTTTCTTTGATCGGGAATTCCTTTTGATTCTTGAGGCCTCGTGCTTTTGCGTATTCTGTTAGCTTTTTGTCCCACCATCCGTCGTTGGCAGTTCGTAGACCTTCAATTTGTTCAGCGAGACGACCATTCTGACCAATCCAGTTGTTGATCCAGAAGCGCTCTTCTGCTGTCAGTGGTTGGCCTGTAATCTTGTTAGTTCGGATGGTTTGGAGGTTGTCCCAGCCAGTAGAGAGCAACCACTGACGCCAGGGCTCCATACCACCGTTGCTCTTAAAGAACGGCATCAGGGAGTTGCCTGCAGCCACTAATGGCTCGTTGTACCTGATCGGCTCACCTGTGTAGACATCGACAAGGTTCTTGAGTTCGTCGTTGCCGTTATACAAGAACTTATTACGGTTTTTGAGATAAGACAAAACATCATTCTCAACGTCTTTGAGTTGCGGTGTGACTGCCTGACTGAGCAGACTACGAGCACCAGTACCAGGAATCATGCTGTCTGCTTGGGTAGCAAGGAAACGATTCCATGCACCTTCATCACCAGACAACATTGAAACCAACGGTTCAAAGCCACTCAAGAACGTCTTATTGGCAACGTTCATTGAGATAGCAAAGCTAACCTTACGAAACCAATCCTCAGTGACAGCCTGGTCAACACGAGTTGATTGATAGACAATATCGCCAACAAGTGAAAGCAATGAGTCAAACGGTTCAAAACCTTTGTAGCTAATCCATTGATCGCCAACCTTGATGGAGTTGAACTTGGCTCCCATGTCCTGCATACGCTTTCGCTCAGCACCATCCTGTGGTCCGTTACCGGTGAGATTGCCAGCCAAGGCCCACAAACCGGCACCCATGACGACTGCACTACCCATCAGCTGACGACCGACATACTCAGACTTGAGAGACTTGAATGCTTGCTCAGCTTCGCTAGTTTCAACCTTGATGCCATGCTCTTGAAGGACAGCCATAATCTCGTCTGGCGTTTGAGCCTTGAAGGCACGCCGTACACGGCCCATAGCAAGGCCAACAGAGCTGAGCGGGTTGAATGACCACGCCATTTCCAAACCGTTAAGTCCTGTCTTAGGGAACATGAACAGGGACTTAGCTATCGGCACATGCTTCATGAAGTTCTCTAGGCCAGCAACCATCTCACTATCAAGGTTTAGGGAGATTTCCTTTGACGCAAAACTGACAGCCTCATCAGTGATAAGACCAGTGTTATCAAAGACTTTGCTGTAGAGTTCACGCTGTTTTTGGTTGAACAGCGCTTCGTCAAATGTACCCTTTGTGGCCTGGAACATCTCGTCATAGGCCTTGAAGCGAGAATTCATGCTTGCAATCATGGAGTTTGTGAATCCATCGACTGCGTGCATGGCATTCACACCCCACCGAACAATGTTGTTCTTGTTGAATGCATGGAAGACTTTGGCGATATTCCAAGCAGCCAACCGTCCCATATCGCCAGGATTGGAGCTATTTGCCCACTTTGACTGAGCGTACGCTTCGATGGCTGTGAAGTCGTCGTACTGTCCAAAGCTCAAGTCACTACGACCGCGAGCTGCGATGACTTCTGGAGATGCGTTGACGGCTCTCCATTCATCACCCATGTGCTTGAATGCGCGTTGGAGGTTCTCTCCAATACCGCTGAATCCAGCCAGGGCTTTCTTAAAGGTGTAGGCATCACCAGTTGCAGCAGCACCAGCTAAAACAGAGATAGGCTTAGCTGCAAGGAGAACAGCGTTACCTGTTGCAGCACGTACAGCAGAGAGTCCACTCAGGATGTTGTTGTACCGGGTAGCCTGAGCACCTTGGACGACAGCGCTAGGGACTTCAGGGTTGCCGTCAATAAATGCCTTGCTAACAACACCAACGCGGTCTTCCATGTAGCGGTGAAGCTTGTACAGGTCGTCCACGTTGCCATTGGTGAAGTCGTAGATCTCGTTAAATGGCTTCAGAAACTCTGGGTTTTCCTTGGCGATTGTGGTGTACTTTTGAACGAACTCGGCTCCAGCAGCAGCTTTATTGGCTACAACCTGATCGAACTCGTCAGCTCGTGTTGCCAACCAAGCAGCAATCTCTTCAGGAGACTTCTTACCCTTTTTAAACTTCAGGAACTCAAGGCCGCTACCACGAATCCAACTAATGACCTTCATCTCACCAGCCATTGTCTGAAGTTTTTTCAGAATCAACTCTTGTTGGCGAGAAGTATCAGCCACATCACCAATGAGGTTCGCTGCTCGAATTGTGTCGGCAACGTTGTCCGCAGCATTCTGAACAATCAGAGCAGAAGCCCTTAGATTGTTGGGGTTGTAGACCTCATCGAAAGCCCTTTTGAATGCTTGACTGGTCATGACCCAGCCAGGTTCATCCAAGACACTCTTAGAGTTGAACGAATCACGACGCATCTGCTTGACGATATCCTTGAACTGATCAAAGGAAACGTCAGGATTAAGGACGTTATTGACGAGAGAATCGACGGACTTATTGATTTCTGCAGCAGGAATCTTGCGAGCTCCCCTCAGTGACTGAATAGTTACATCAGCACTAGGCGCTGCGCTAAGCCAGACATCCTCAAGGAGATCAGCTCTTTCTGATCCACGTGATGCACCAGATAGAAACTCCATAACATTGTCAGACACAGCAGATGTTGCTCGTCCGTTCAATGTGCCTTCGTTGTTTTGAATGCGCCAGTGGTCGACTTTTGCTTGAAGTGGGTCGATCTCTACGTTATTAACACCACGCTGCTGAGCCTCGTAGTAGTTATTGATGAATGGGTCATAGCCACCATCAAGATCTACATCCACACGCCTGATGGCTTCTTGTGTAACTGCCTGTTCCCGCATGGCATCGCGGTTTTGGACAGCAGATACGATTGGGTCTTCATCAGCGGCCTCGCGTGCTGCTTTGGCTTCGACAGCTTGAGCAGCAATTGGATCTTTAGGCACAAGTTTAGTTGCACCTTTTTTCAAAGCAAACGCTGCTTCAATCAAACTGGTGGCACCAGATAGGCCAGCAGCTTCCATGATGTTTTTCTGGCGCTTCACATCAGGGCTGTCACCATCTCTGGTAGCCCAGGGGATGTCCCAACCAAGCCACTTATTGAGAGCACCTGCAATGTTGTCGTCGCGCTCACTGGTGCTAGAGATAGCAGTAACTGCCGTGTCAACACCTGCTGCAGCAGCAAGGCGACCAATGAGCTGAGTGCGCTTCGCAATGTTCAAACCTTTGGTGGCAAGGGTTGCCCCACGAATGACGCCAGCACCACCTACAAGGGTAGGAACGATGACTGAAGCTGCATCCCTAACAGCATTTTCAATACCATTGTCAGAACGAACGGCGGTCTTATCCCACCATTCATCAATACCTTTGGTAAGAGGTACAAGTCCAGCTACATCACTGATGAAGTCACCAACACCCAGACCGGCTGCTCGTGGCCCAAGAAACAGTGTGTTGTCAACGAGTTCACCTGCTTTGTTTAACACAGAGTTCTTCTCTTCGTCAGCTTTTTGCTTAGCTGCTTGTTCTTGGCTCTTAACCGCAGCCTCCTGTGCTGCCTTTTTGTCCAGGGAGTCTTGTTGTGCTTCCTGAATAGCTGCAGTATTTACGTCGTGTACATACTGTTCTTCTTCAGGATCATTGACTACCTGGGCATTTGATAAATCAAAGTAATCGGTCATCCGGGAATACCTAGAATCATACGTACACGGCGGGAGTAAGCCTGTTCTTCACGGCTACCTGGGGGGATGTAATGGGGCATAGGAAGGTCAACAGCTCTATCTTCATAATGCAAACTACCGTCGGCATGGACACCATCGTTCATTGAACCGATCTTGATGCCATGGTTTTTGAGTGTTGCAATGGCACGATCACGGTCTTCACGAGAACGGAAGCCCACATGTTCGTGGTAGTTACTGCCGCCATGATCAGCAGCGTAATAGAACTGATTTGGGTTGTTTGGGTTGCGGTAGCTTCTGTCGCCAGTCAAATACTGAACTACGTTGAAGTTCATCGTTGAACCTTGCCTCCAAGGAGACGAGCCAAAGCTCTTCAATGCGGCCTGCGCTTGCGGCAGAAACTCGGTGTAGCGTCCATTGGTATAAGCCTCCCAAGCACCTAAGCCCTGCGACTTACGAATTGCAAGTGCAGCTTTAGTATTACTCATCGGATCGAGGAGCTGCTGCCGAGATGTGATACCAAGAGCACGGAGCTTATCTACGTGAACTGGATAACGAACTTGGAACCAACCATGCACGTCAGTATCAGAACGTGCCGCATCCTGTCTGCCACTGGATTCAGCCATAGCAATGGCCGTCATGATCACAGCTTCCTTTGGATCACCACCAGCAGCCAGATAGGTGCTCATGATTTCACCAGGAGTGTTCACTGCACCACGTGCCCGCTTTGCAGGGAGACCGCCAGTTAGACCACTTCCATACGAAGCGATAGAGACCCGCGTGTAGTTAGGTTGGTAAGTCAGCAGGCGTTGGTACTCAGGATCAACGGAGGTCAGCGCTTGTTGATAAGACTTGATTGGAATCTGATCAATCCCATAATGCTTCATCTGTGCATTCAGCACGTCAGATGCAGAAACAGTACCACCAAACATATTGGCGATGTACTGAGCAGACTGAGGAATACGGAAGGCTCGACCAGCTTTTGAAGAAGCACTTATACGTTGCAGCTCTCCGCGATCAAGAAGACTCTCAGTATTTAACGCATCAGGATTACGTTTGACGATATCCCTGATGTGTGTCATCGGGTGGATTGAAGCTGAGGTAGGAGCTACAAGGAAGCTGGAAAAATGCTTTCTACGAAGACCCTTGTTGTTCGGGTCAAGGTCGCTAACACTGTATCGACCGCCTTGACGTTGAAACTCCTTCTCAAATCGTCCTAGTGCGTACGCATCAGCCTGTTCAGCAGTTGCACCAGGCTTCTGCATAGCAACGTTAAAATCACGCAGATACTGAGAAGTAGCAGCGTTAAGTGCTCGACCGAAGGTTGGGTCGTTAATGGCGTTTTTGTCAAACTGGCCAAGACGACGGGACAGCGAAGACTTAATATAGTCTTCCATTGAATCCTTCATCTCCTTAGGCATCGCAGACTCTTGAGCCTTTTGCGCCTTAGGAACCCAGTCTAATTTGAGTTTGGAGGACACGTTAGCAGTCCTAACTTCCTCAACAGTCAGAAGACCCTGTGCTGCCTTATCAGCCCATAGCTCTTCGTAGAATTTGTCATTACGGCCATCGTTGCTCAGATCAGTCATGTACTGCTGAAGCATCTTCTGACCTTCACTGTTGCCATCCTTGATCGCCTTTTCAAGGAGCGGCTCAAGTGCCTCGTTAGATCCGTCCCACTTACCGCTGTTAAGCCATTCACGAGTGGAGTTGTTCCATTCACCGAACTCGCGGTTTTTGGTTGACTCTTGAAGGCTGTACAGTTGATTCTCTGTCTGACTACGCTTCAGCGTCATTTCAGCCCACTGAGCGCTGTACTGGTCCTTAATGGAACGGTTCTGACCAGGGAAGATCATGTTGCCAAAATCTTCCAGTTGCGTTGGACTGTACTTCAGATTACCGTTTTCATCAGTAGCTGTGAAGAGCATCTCCATCAGCTTTGCACGTGCAGCAGCATGACCCAAGGGCATACCCTTTTCATCTACTGAACGCCTTAGGACGTTGTAGTAGTTGATGACACTAGTCGGATCAAAACTGTCGTACACCATATCTTTGGCTTCATCAAGCCGCTGATTCTGACGTTCTTGAATTTCAATTTGGCGTGTCTTACTAACCAGTCCTTCAAACGATGAGCGGACTTTGAGGTACATGGGTTCAAGGCGTGCGCTCTTGACCCCATAGAGGCCTTTCTCATCCATGAACTGTTTGAACAGTACAGGGAAGAATGCAGACTGCTCAGAACTGGTAGCTGCATCTACAGGTGTAATGGTCTTTTTAGAGCCATCCTCCTGAGGGACTTCAATCTGCGTCTGGTTGTCGCTGTTGAATTTCTCTTCGATCCAACTACCGAAGTCCATTCCGGCACGTTCAATCATGGCCCGTTCACGGCCACGACGCTGCCACCGGTTTAAGCCACGAAAGTAGTCAACCTGAATTGGATCAGCACCCATTGCCTGGGCCTTATCCGTTTCCTGATCCAGCTGTTCACCGTAGATCTGCAGCTGGTAATCAGTGTGCCTCTCCTTCAGCTGAGCCTCAGGGTTGACACCGTACATCATGTCTTGCCAGTACTGGTCTCTGGCTTGTTCAGTGCCTACAGCAGTGTCGTACTGGACAGCAAGTTCAGTGGCTTTTGTGCTGAGCGAAGATAAGCTCTTCAGAATAGCCTGCTGGTTTTCAGTCTCACGTACGATATTATTTGCTGAAGTCCTGTAGTCTCTTTGACTATCTTCTTTTCTGTTTCTAAGTGTTTCCAGGCGAATCTGTTGATTCCTATCCCTGGACCGTTGCTCTAGATCCTTATTGTATTGCAGCTGATTAAGCGCAGCTTTTTGGTTCTTAAGATCCTGCTCCGCTTGCTGCTGCATACCCCGTAGGACACGAGCGCCCTCTTGCTCAATTCGAGCTACTGAGGCGTTCGATACTTGTACAGGACTAAAGCCACCACCTTGGGCGTACCCTTGATAGCCTACTTGTTCCATTTAGTTAACCAGTTAGGAGTTATTATTTGCCAAGGCTGCTTATGTAGCTACTAGCTATTGTCCCAAGACTGTCTCCAATTGTGCTTAAGTATGCACCAGCGGAACTGCCAGCCGTAGCTGCAACAGGTTTTGGACGCTTAGGAATAGCAAGAGGCTTCATAATGTTGGCCTTAGGCAGAGGCTCAGGCTTTGGTAGAGACGGCGCACGTTCAGGCTTAAGCATGCGAGCTGCTTCTGCAGCAAGGTCAGCACCAAGTTTTTCAACTCTGATCTTGTCCAGATTTAGTGAACTCTGCTTCTCAGCACTTCTCATGCTTTCATCCAGAATGGCAATGTTTCTTCCATAAGAAGCTCTGACACTCTGGATGTTTTTTGCTGCACTTCTACCAGCTTGACCACTTGCAGATGAAACGCCTTCCTCTTGCAAGTTCTGAACCATTAAGTCCTGAGATTGAAAAGCTGAACCAACCTTGATTTCTCGGAGCTTGTTGTTTTCAGCTTCGTATGCCTGAGCAGCAGCGATGTTGTTGAACTGCAGTTGGAGCTGATAGTTCTTCTCAGACTGAGCGTACGCTCGAAGTGCTGTGTTGTACTCGAAGTCTTGAGCAGCCCTGTTGTAGTCATACTCTCGAATAGCTAGCCGATCTTGATAGCCACGTATTAGCTGCTCGTTGGCTACGTCGTTCTGCCAGTTACTCTTGTTGTATTTATTGGTTAGCTTACGGACTCTGTTGTCATATCGCCAGTCTTGTCTGGCTTGCTTGTTCGCTAATGCGGCTGCTCTACTAGCAGCAGACTGACTCTGAGATGCACCAAGCAATCCAAAGCCACCGCTGATAGCAGCACCCGCTATAGGACCCCATATAGCTGGCATTAATTAAGTCCTCCGATAATAACGTGGAGAATAATTCCCTTCCCACATCATTGAAGTCAAAGACACAGGGAATGGTGAGTCACTAAAGACCCGTAGAGTAAAGTTTGTATTACGTTGATGAATAGGTAGTGTGTACACAGTCTGTTCGTTCAGAGGAACGTCATTGCCCAAGTAATAGTCAGCATTTTGAACCGACTGAACGTCGTACCACTCAGATGCTCCTTGTGCTTTGAGCTTGAATCCAATGTTGCTTGAAAGACCAACAGAGAACTTGACACGGGAAATGGTTAGGTTTGCTGTGTAATCAGAGTTCTTGTCCCCAAGCTGGTAGTACAGCCTAGGTAGCTGCACATCAAAGTCATACTTGAATCCAAGATAGACAGTAGAGGAAGCACCGGAGTAATCATCACCGACAAACTCAAAGTAAGGATTGCCGTCATTACCACGGGTTGGAGTCAAGGTAAAGCCAGACTCACCTGTGTTATTTGGGTCGGCAATGATGACTGATGGACTTAAGCCACTAATATCGTTGTACCTCAGGTAGCAGCGATTAACCTTCGTAGTACTGTTGTAGGTGACGCTAGAAGGCGTTGCATAGCAGTCAAGGCATAGTTGTACCACCTGCCCGCTATCGGCCCTCAGAATGGCATCATCGGGGGTCTGAGTGAGGTTTGCTTTAACCAGTGTGTATTGGTTGGACTGGTAGGTGACGACGTATGTGTCATCACTGTCCACAGCAACGAAGTTCACATTGCCGTGCATTTTCCAGTTAAACCATGTTTGCATCACGGTTTCATTTCCAACCGAGTAGGTACGGAACAGGTACACGTAAGGGCTGCTCGGCCCATACATCGTGAAGAACGAGTTCTGTGGTGATGCCACTAGATCAGTGACAGTATCAGGAACCCACTCAGAAACAATACGGCCAATATCAAGGACATCTGGATTCTCCTGCTGACCACGAGTGGCCATTGCATAGATACGTGTATAACCTGGAGACTTGCTCAGGAAGATCATGTTTGTACCTACGTCAACGGGATCAATGTACTCGTCGTTTTCGTAGTTTGAGATGGTACGGATTACTGTTGACCGTGGTCGCAGGATACCGTCATCGGAGTACATCAAGAACTGCTGGGCTTTGCTGAACAGCACAAGACCCTGAGCAGCAGGTAGCACTGCGTGAAGTACAGCAGGACGCAAGCTTGAACAACTCAGGTCAATAGGATCGTTGTCAGCCTGAGTAAGAGCAGAAACGTGGTAGAAGTTATAGAACTCACCGCTTTGACTCATTGACACATTGTCTTCAGTCAAGAAGCCAAGGCGGTTGTTGTGGAAGAACCCTTGCTGAATCTTCTTGCCAACAAAGCTTGGGTGCTCATTGGTGATGTTGTCACCAACAAGACGGTCTTCCCAGGGAATCGGTCCAAAGGTGAAGGTATTGAGTGCTGTGTTGACCAGCTGATGTGGCATTGTCGATGCCGTGAGACCCGGAGACACATCAGGTGCAAGAGTCTCTTCCCATGTACCTTTACCGCTGACACCATTCTCAGCAATAAACTTGGCGTAGTAGCTGTCCTCTTTTAGAACCGTGTTGTTGATTTTGACGATCCGGCCATGCACAGTTTCTGCAGGTAGCTGAGAGAAGTTCTCGGCTTCGTCTTGGAACACCTTGAGCTCGTCACCACTGATGCCACCTTTTGCTGTGATTGTGAAGGCACTACTACGGCTGATCTCGATGACACCTTTGAGCTGGGTGACAGTAAGGCCAAGGCTATTGGCACTGTTCAGTGTGTCGATCCTTGTTTTGATCTGGGTCAATACTTCCTCAGCATTCAACACCTGAGTGTTTGTTGTGTTGCTGAGTGCTGGATCTTCAGTGTTCTTGGTTGTGTAAGCAGATGTGGTGTAGTCAGTACTTCCAACACGAATGGTGACGGAATAGCTAGCACCGTACTCTGCACTGAACAGTCGCAGTGTTGCCTTGGATTTAGCTGTGTAGCTTGGTGCAGCTTGTGCTGTCACCGTTACTTGCTTGTTGACGACAATGGTGCTGTCTTGAACCGTCAGGATCTGTAAGCTGTCCTTAGCGTTGGACGATCCATAGGTCAGATAGCCGGTTCCACTGTTTGTAACGTTGACAGTAGCTGCTGGGTTATTGACATTCCAGATCTTGATATTTGATCCGTAGAACACCCCGATGTACTTTTCTGTATCATCACGGTTGATGTAGAACCATTTACCGTTCTGAAATTGGTTAGCTGTCGAGGAGAGGTTGCCAAGCCACTTGGTGCCAGGACGCTTGCTTAAACCAAATGTTGGATCAGGGTATGAGTTCAGTGCCTCTCTTACCTGACCTAGAATCTTCTTGTCGTCAGGTTGCTTTGAAACTCCACCAAGGAAGTTTGGGATTCGTTGTGTTACTGCAGCCATTAGCGATACAAGGCACGATAGGGTTCATAGCTGGTGTAATAGTTCGCACCACGAGGATGACCAAAGAAGGTGTAGTCACCTTGGTTGCACTCATACTCCAGAGCCATAGCACGGGTGTACGCCTCACGTTGTTGCAGCATCTGGTATTGAGTACCGTCACCGACAATTCGGCTTGACACGATGGAAGCAGCTCGTGCAACGATGTAGTCCTTGATAGGTGTTGGCAGATCAACCCAGTCAAACAACCACACCACATCACAGCTGACCTGTTCTGTGAAGGTGTAGCTGTGAGCAGTTCGGTCGTACAGCTTTCCACTACGGCGGACTACATCACGATCTCGGTAGTCAGGAGTGAGATCGAGTTGAAGAACGTTATTGGGGATTTGGATCTGATTGTTGTTGTCTGGAGTGAATGGGTAGTTGAACTCTTTATTGAATGTCCATCCCTCTGCCTGCACCTCCCGTGACACCTGCAACAGTGTGTCGTATGCAATCGCAACGTCCGGGTTGGTTTGATCGAGAGTAGTGACAGGAGCCTGACCAACTGACGCCAGGATCTCATTAACAGCTTGAAGCTCGGTCTGAGCGTTAGTGGTAGGGAACGGCATAACAGTTATGTTGTATGCAATGGATAAAAAGAGGGGACTCCGAAGAATCCCCGCAACTTCTAATTTGGATTAAATTAGAAATAGATTAGACGTTAGCGATGTTGCACTCAACGCCAGGATATGCAGTACGCAGACCCTTGGTGGTCGAAGCCACAGCAGAATCAGCGATAGCGGCGCCACCAAAGCGACGCTGAGTCTTGGCAACAGAGATACGCACAGCATCAGTTGTGCAGCATCCGTTGTTACCAGCAGCTACAGAAGCAGCCATGATAAATCACCTCAGTTGGTATAGGACACAGTTGCAACACGGAAGGTTGCATCAGTTGTACCAGCTACAGTAAGAACATCACCAACACGGTAACCATCTCCACCTGCAGCAACGGTCTGTCCAGTGACAGCACCGCTTGTAACAGTAGTAGTAATGGTGCAACCAGAGCCGTTGATGTTGTCATCAGTAGTGGCTTTAGTACCCGCCGTTTGGCCAGTACCAGCAGTCAGTCGAGTTACCGTGACAACAGTCCCACCCTCGCGTCCGGGTTCAATCGGAGGACGAGGGTAGAACGTTGTCGAAGTGGTAACACCAACACCGTCAAAAGGTTGAGCGGCCATCGGTAATTACCTCAACTATCAGGAACGAGCAGACTGCAGTTCGATAGCAGCAGCAGGATTCAGGGTGCCACAACCCATGGCAAGACGACCAACAATCACGTCGCCCTGGTACATGGTACGCACATCAGAACCGGTGGTCTGCACTTGAGGACCAATGGCCTCAACCACACCAGCGGCATCCTTCTGGTAGATCAGACCGCAGTGGGTGCTGAAGTCACCAGAGTAGTTGTTGTTCTCACCGTTGACAGAAGCAACGTTACCAGCCAGGAAAGGCAGGTTGTTTGAACGCTTGATGCTGATGCCAGCGATCTCATAGAGACCATCACCAGAGTTCATCGAACCCTGAGTGTTACCGAATTCACGGTACAGGATGTTGGTATCAACCTGGCTGATCAGTGCGTAGTACTGACGAGGGGACAGCACAGCAACACGACCTTGCTTAGGCAGGTTCTTCTCATCCATGATGGAAGCAGCTTCAAAGAAGGCGTCCACGATGGCCTGAGCATCGTATTCCTTATTAGCACCAAGTTGAATGATGCTACCGCCGGGCTCAGGACCAGGAGCGGCAGTGATGGGGTGAGCTTCACGAGCAGCCTTCGCAATAGTGCGGAAGATTTTCTTGTCGTAAGCTTCAGCCAGAGCGTGACCGATCTTAGCGGCGATCTCAGAACGCAGGCTGTAGTGGGCGAGAGTCTCATCCAGGTCATAGACAAATGCGCTGGAAACCAGCAGGTCGTCGCAGACGATGGTCTTCTCAGCCACCGGGGGATCGCCAGAACCCAGGATCGGAGTACCGGGTTCATGGTACGAAGCCTCCATACGGCCCGTGAAAATGAACTGCATTGCCTTACCGTTCTTCAGGGTACGGCTTTGCACAGTGCCTTTTGCAATCGTTGCCGATTCATAGGCTTTGAACATCTCGCCCGAGAACAGGCGAAGATAGGTTTGATACTTGGTATCGTAAGCAGTACCAAGAGCAAGAGGAGTGGCCGACGTATTATTTACGCGACCTACAGGAGTAACAAGAGTGTTAGCCACAATAGTAAAGAGAGAAGTCTGTGTTCGTTTCTCTCTAAGCGCTTAGAGAATCACATGAGTGAACATGTGTTCATTAAAGTTGTTTCTTGATGTCTGTCTCTCCAGACCGTCATGACTAAAGGTTGTCTTCCGTAGAAGGCCAATAGTCAATTCTTCCATCGGGAATCGAACCCGAACTCTTCGGCATGTCGCCTATGTCCTGACCACTAGACTATGGAAGACACCACATTGCTGTGGATTTCAGCCCGATTAGTGTGCGTTAGCACGCACTGCGGGAACTATTTCTTAGCAGTCTTTGCAGACTGTTTGAACTGTGCCGCAGTAGGAGCACCAGCAGATCCAGGCTTCCTCATCTTCTCACCAGAACCATTCTTGATGCGAAGACGTTTGGCATGGATGTTTGCATACAAGCCTTGCTTAGCCATCACGGCCACGCAGTACCGCCTGCTTGAACCTTGACACCCTTCGGGCTCAGTTCAGTCAGGGTTTGCGCTGCCTCACCATAAGCGCTTTGAAACGCTGGGCTGTTAGCAGTAGGAGTAACGTATTGAACTGTGACCGAAGACACCTTCGGATCAAAAGGATTAGCTCGTGCCATTTTACTTAACTCTTGTAATGGTGACTTGACCAACACCTTGGCTTCTTAATCCAATTGTCTCAGCAGCAGCACGACTCAGATCGATCTCTCGTCCGTGAACAAAAGGTCCACGATCATTGATACGGACAGTGACGCACTTTTTAGTTGAGGCACTGCAGACTCGAACCTTCGTTCCAAAAGGAAGCGACGGGTGTGCAGCAGTCATTGAATTCATGTTGTAGATCTCACCGGAGGCGGTGCGATTTCCGTGATACGGATGGCCATACCACGAAGCAAGAGAAGCAAGAGTGAGTGTCAAATAAAGCATTGGTTCATTGCAAGGGACTTTTATATTTCCATCTACTTCTTCCCGATAAGGAAGATTCCCCACAAATACGCGCAAAATATGGGGAGTTATTACCGTTCGGGATCAGCAGCCTTTCTTGCCGCCGCCGCCTTTACCGCCTTTGCCTTTCATGATTAGAAGTTGAGATCGGACATTTCAAGCTTTGCAGCTACATCTGCACGGTATGCAGGATCGTTATCGTAGCGAGGATCGCTCATCGCTCGGACAAGTTCTGCTTGGCTACGGAAGCCCTGCTGATTGCTAGGAGCCTTACCAGTCAGCATCTGACCGTCATAGCCCTGAGCCTCTTGGAATCGGAAAGCCAAGGCATTCACAGCGAAGTAACAGGCAAGAGGATCACCCCTTTCCATCACTGCGTCATACATAGAGATTTCCTGTTCACTCAGAGATTCCTGAGCCCAGCCCATCATCTGTGCATACTGCTGCTCACCACCGACAATGCCTTGCAATGTCTGCACATCTTCAGCGGTGATTACCTCACCCTGTGGACCAGACTCTTCAATCTGAGCACGGTACTCAAGGTACATCTGTGCAAGGTCTGCAGGATCCATCTTCTCCAGAGCCTGGAGGGTCTCTTCGGAATACTCATCCTGTGACTCTTGCCAAAGACGATCAAGGAAATCAGTGGTGATCTCCTCCTGTTGAGTCTCGTCTTCAACGGGTTGTTCCTCTACTTGCTCAGCATTCCGCTGGGCAGGATCACCCAGTTTCTTTTGCAGCTCAATGTATGCCTGTTCAAGATCCTCGGCATCTTTGAACTTACCTGCCAACAGCTGTTGCTGTTGTTGTTCAAGAGCCTCACCCACTTGAAGTGAGTCAAGCTCTTCAGCAGTAAATTCTCCGTCTTGAGCTTCAGTCGGATCAAACGTCAGTGTAGCCATTAGTAGTGATAACTTTTAAATTGCCGAGTCCAACACGTTCCACTCGGTTCGGAACTCCAACACTGGGTTTACCAATCTTGGTGCGAGGTGCATATTTGTTGCCAGAGTCATCGAAGAACTCTTTATCTTCAGCCGATAGCGGGGGCGTTACCGGTTTCGATTTGACCTTGGCTGGGCGGGACGGGGTTGCCTTGTCCACTGATCATCTCCATTGCTTGTGGGTTTTTGCTTGGGTCAAGTAGAGGTGTCTTTGCAAGCTGACCAATCTGCTGTGTAAGCATCATGTCTTTCTGCATGTTCACGTTCTGCATCTGCTCTTGCTGCATTTCATCGCTGCTCTTAACAAGGTTGAGAACATCAATGCCTTGAGCAGCTGCAAGCCGCTTAATTACCTCATCACTATTGATGTATTTCGCCAGTGCTTCTGGACCCATTGTTTGAGTAATAGTCTGAAGGAAAGAACCAAGGCTCTCTCGATCCTGACCACGCCCAAGTGCATTCACACCAGCAACGATGGTGGGCTTGACAATATCCTTTGGAAGACGTGGGATTTGCCCAGTCTTTTGGAAGACATTGAGTTTACGGTTGAGATAAGGAACAAGGAACTCTGTAGTCAGCAGACTGAACAGTCCACCAAGCTGTTGCTCCAACTCCATCTGAGTCATCCGCACCTCTTCTGCTGTAGTCCGTTCGGACTGACGAACACTGAGGATCAGGAATGCTTCAGACAATCGACGTTCCAGTTGCTGCATCATTTCAAATGCAGTTCGGAAGTCAGCAGTCTTACCAACCTGAATGACGCCAATGTCATCAGGCCTACCTTGAACGATGGCACCGTTGCCTGCTTGAGCCAGCGTTTGGGGTTTGGTAGTGCTTGAGGGTGAAACTACGAAGACGACCTTAGCGGCTGCTGCAGAGCCTTCTACGAGTGCCTGAGAGAGTGCTTCAAGGGACCGTAGGTCACCAATGAATTCTTCTACTCGGCCTCGTCCATACACCTCACCATCAACAGTATTAAAGCGCAGGACTAACCAAGGGTTTGCTTCAACGGGAGCTTTACCCATTGAACCTGGGATGATCTTGTCTTCATACTCTTGATGCCAGACGAACCTATTGTTGTCACGGCGGATGTGGGTGTAGATATCAACCTCATCATTACGATCTGCCTCAGTACCGTCAGGACGGTTAGGCAGTATCTGAGGAAGAACCTTTAGTAATAGCTTTTTAGAGATCCGTTCTTTCGTGACTATTTCAAGCACATTGCCGTTGCCATCTCTTTCAACAACGAAGCGGTTCAAGGGGTACAGCTTAAGCTGTTTCTCTCCCATGAAGATCAACGCATTACCTGTCACCACCAAATGCTTCAGTGCTTGGTGTACGACGACACGATCACTAGAGGCAGCGATGGATTCAAGGATAGTGCGCTCAATCTTTGCAAAGGAAAGATCCAGCTCAGAGCGGACTTCGGGTGGGAAGTCCTGACCCAATGCACTGTCATCTACCTGAAGCTTAAAGAAGCTGGTCTGAGGAGGCAGTAGAGCCAGCATCAGTTTAGATGCCAGAGTGACTACCCCCTTTGCACCAACGCTTTGCCAAGGAGTTGGTAAATGACGTGCGCCTTTGATCCACTCCTCTTCACCACGATTCAGGTAAGGAAGAGTAAGGTCAGCGGCTTGTCTTGCGACGTTTAGAAAGTTGGAACGATCACTTGCTAAATAGTCATACCTTTGTTTGGCAGACATTGTTAGATGTTAAGTGCGTTTCCGTATTGCAGTCCCCGACCAAGGAGACCAGTACCACGGCCATAAAGACCAAGTTTTTGAATGCGTGACTTAGCGCGGCCAAGGCGATTAGCACCAGCTGCACCAGTACCACCACCAGCCATCATTCCAGGACCACCAGTTGTGGTTGCCTCAGGTTGGTTGGTAGTGACAGGAGTGTCGGTTGTACCAGGCGTGTCAGTACCACCAGTAGTGTCACCACCAGGGGTGTAGCTGTAAGGACTCATCATCTGCATGGGAGACTGGAATGCCTTATTGGAATTCTTCGGTGAGTAACCACCAGCAGAGTTCACCTGATAGGCACCGCCACGTTGCAGCGGAATTAGACCAGCAGCAGACTGAGCAATGCTTCGGTCAGTAGGGTTGCTTAGCTGGAAGTTATTGTATGAAGCATTACGGTAGTTGGTAACGGCTTGACCGATCCGCCCGTCACCGTATGTGCTCTTGCCAATCATTTGATCAAAAGCCCAGCCAGATGGTTGGTTCTTGATGATGTTGTTTACAGCATTAGATCCAAGACCAATCTTGAGCTTTGAGCCCCGGTCTTTCAAACCAGCATTCAGCTGATCCAACTGACGCACAGCCTTGTCAGCACCAACATCGAATTGCTTGGTGATCTTCATCAGCTCTTTGTTGCCGATGTTCCCATCCGAGCCAGCAATGCGTAGCGCTTGCTTAAGACTGTCTGCATCACTCAGCTGCTTTGGCTGAAGTGACGCATTGTATTTATCCATCTCAGCCTGCAGACCTTCACCAATGGTGAGGCCAGAGTTCTTCGCATAATCAAAGAACTGCTGAGGGGTTTGACCGGAAGCAATCGCTCGGTTGTAGGACTGAAGCCCTAACCCCTGCTGTGCTTGTGCCTGCGATTGGTTGAAGGCCGACATGTTTTGCCGAACCTGATCACCAATCGTCCCTCCATAGCCACCAAGGAAGTTGTAAATGTCTAGGTCGCTGTAGCCAGACTGTTTGGCACGGTTGTACGAACCCATGCCAAAGCCGCCATTGCTGATAAAATCAGATACTGCCATTGTCCTCTTCGGTAAGTCGGTGTTGGATCCACTCGACCACAGAACGTTGGCCAGAGCGGTACATTATTTGTGAAATACTTTCACTAGGGTTGGGTGTTGTGGGTGGAAAGTTCTCATCTAATTCAGCGATGAGTGAGCTGAGCTGAAGACCATGTGTCTCAAGCGTATTGAGGTAGATTGGGGTTTGCATGTTCAAAGAACGCAGGCATCCGAGCACGTTGTGTTTCGATCAGACCTTCAGCCTTACCTGCATACATCAGGCTGTCGCTTTGATCCAACCAGAACTGTTTGTCCAAGTACTTGTTCTCGGAACGCTTCAGCGGTTGCATCACCCAGTTAATGGTTGCCTTCCGCAGCTTGTCCAGTGAAGGGCTAACAGTCAGACCAAGCTCACGGCACACCAAGCTATTGGTAGCTACGTGAACCTGTTCATCACGACTGATGTCAGCACTCACTGTTCGCATTCCAGCGTCACCATTAAAGCGGAAGAACGGGAGTAGTACGAAGAAAATCGCACGCTCGGCAACCATCGCCTTGAGGACAGTGTGATCAGGATGCGAGACCCAAGCTTCCCGGAGGCGCATTGCTTCGGCCTCAGCTTTCTCGTCAACGCCGTAAGCGTTTGCGATGTAGCCGAGAGCCAAGTCGTGGTTTTCTTCGTCCCGGATATTGGACAGCAGTAGGTCGCGTGATAGTTCTGGAACTTCATGAGTCAGAGCATCTTTAATAAAGTCCCCAACGGGGAGTTCCATGTGCCGCAGGGCAAGAGCCCGGAAGATGGTTTCTTCCGAGCCCTCCTTGACAGCACCGGCTGTGGTCTGAACAGGAGACCACTTACGCTTTCGACTAAATAGTTTCTGATAGGGATTCATTACTCTCCGCAATTACAGTCAGGTGCCTGGTGCGGGCTAGCGCCCACAGGATCATTGAGAAGCGCATCCAAGTAATCGTCCACCTCCGATTCATCAAGTGCAGCGTAAGCACTCGATTTATCTTGAGTGTCTCCCATCACTTGAAGCGAATAGTAAAGGGAGGTCTGATCAGAATTCAGCCACTCTTCAATAAAGGCTTCGTCATAGATGACCACATCGGACCAGCTATTGAACGAGTACCCGTGAAGAAGTCCCGTGATGTCAAGCATCCGTACGATGCCGTTAGCCACCTTGAAATAATCTTCCCAGCCAACTTCAGACGCGATCTCAACAGGACCGTAGTCAAAGCTCTGGACACCAAACGTACCGCTGTCACGGTCAACCTGGCGGGCAATAGGAGGAGCGATCTCAGGGCAGGTGGTGTACCCATCGAGATCGGTGTAGCGGTAGCTGCAGGAAGCAGTAGGAGCAATGGCGAAGGCACGGACCATGCCGTTGGCCTTAGCGATCTGTGCTGCCTCTTGGATGCCATTACGAAACTCATGAGCCAACACCGCAGCAGGCGTGTGCTCGTGAGGAACGTTGTTGTTGATGGCAGTTAGGGCTTCACCAAACTCCTTGTAGGTCACCCCTTGGCGACGGAGCAGGTTGGCCAACCCAAGCATTCCGAGACCGACCTGGCGATCAATCTCTGGAGTGAGGTATTCACCACTGTCTCCGACACCCGTCTTTGCATGGAGTGAGCACAGCTCTGACATTCCGGTACTGAACGCACGTCGAATGTCATCAAATTCGCATGCCCCAAGATTGACATGTTGCAGTAGACAGGTTCCCCGTGAGGGCAGGTACACTTCCAGGCAAACGTTTCCGTAGACACGGTTTCCATACTTGTCAACCTTAGTTTTGTTCAGCCAGATGTCACCACGTTTGATGCCAAGGATCAGAGCTTCCTTGACTTCTTCGGAAGCAAGGTTCCACCAGTGCCAATTAATGTTGACACAGCGTTTAACCCAAGGCAGCTCACTACGGCTAGCAGTAATAAACTCAAGCACATCAGGATGGTTGAGATCCAGATGACATACAACTGCTCCATTCTTGTAAACACCACCACGCCTCAGGATTTCATTGAGGGTGGAGTAGATCTTTGCAAACGAGACTGGGCCAGAAGCAACCAAGCCTTTGCCGTTCTCAGCTCCCTTGGGTCGTAGTTTGGATAAGTGGACCGCCACTCCTGCTCCATAGCGGAGAGCATGGCTAACAAATCGCCAAGACGCTTCAATTCCATTCTCTCCCTCCATTGTGTCTTCAACAACGAAGACGGTGCAGCTCACAGGTAGACGAGATGTCGGATCATCAATCCAACTTTGTACACGGCCAGTACGTGCGATGAGTTCTTTAGTCATTGGTGGTTAGATTCATGCATAATTGTTGTGTGACTCCTGCAGCCCACTGACTGCCCATTGCATCTGCGATGCCTTGGTAGGTAAGGCTACGTAGCTTCCACCTGTGCTCCGATGGTGGGAGGCGGTGTATCTTGTTCTCCCTTCCTTCTACAATCTTTGTCGGTTGTAGCGGTGGGAGATTTTTCAACCAAAGGCACGTGGCCTTTGTTTCACCATGACCAAACATCCAAGGTTGAATAATCTGATCGGGTTTTCTAATCCTTGACGAGATAACACTTACTGGATTTTCGATTGCAATCTGTTCGATAGGAGCATCCATTAAGCGTTGGACAAAATCCAGCGCCTTCATTTGCTCCTGTTCTTTCTTGTGAAACCACCTTGCTCCAGAAACAGCAAGATGTGTGCAGGGCGGATGAGCGATCATTAAATCCCAACCATCGTTGATGATGTCAAACACATCACCTTGATAGTGAGGACCAGGTTGATCAGTTGGTAGTAGATCACAAGATACAGCTTCGCAACCATTCCGTATAAACGCATCTCGTACTCTGCCTGAAAACTCGCAGGCAACAAGTACACGTTTAGACAAGATCAATGAGTGAAGGTTCTTTGTAGTTAGGCCCTTTGAGGATCTTTCCATCCTCACGGCGTATGGGTTTGCCGTCTTCCCCGAGCTTGCTCATGTTGCTGGCATGGACTCGGTTGTGTGCTGTTTGCAGGTCCCAACCAAATGCTGCAGCCATCTGATGACACACGTACACCAGATCAGCAAGCTCCTTTAGCAGGTGCTCACGTGCTCGTTTGTTGGTGATGTCATTAAGGAGATCAAGGTGAGCGTGTGCTACCTCCAGGTGTTCCTCATCGATCAAATTCTGCTGAAGCTTCAAAGAGGAAATCGTCAACCCGAGCGGCAGCTCGTACGCTCTCCGAAATTCGTGTGCTGCTGTTTCGTAGAAACTCACGTTCGTTTTCAAGGTAGTGGATTGCTTTGGTGAGATCGTCGATGGGGTCTGCTGTGGGTTTCTTTCCACAACGGCAGATGTATTTGATTGCATTACCAAGATGGAAACTCAGTTGTTGTTCTCGGATGAAGTCCCCGACTTTCCAACTGCTTCCGTAATGCTCTGGACTGTTGGCCATTGTTTGACAAGGTTAGAGACAGTGTTTGTGAGGACAAAGTTCTGATGTTGTAAAGCAAGAAGGACAGTGATTATGTCCTCTTTTTTTGCTTCAGGCAGTAAGTCGTTCAGGCGTCGCATTTTGAACTGCTGCTCCACCGTCATCTCCATCACTGGTGGTGGGGGTCCAAAGGATTGGTTCATCGGTATCGAAGTTGTAGTCGGAGTGTTGGAGAATCCTCGCGAGACGTGCATTAAGAAGGGCATCATCGGCAGTCATTCCACGTTCTTCAAAGGTTTGAATAACTGTCCCCCAACAGCAGCCATGTTTTTCAAGGAGAGCATCAGCACGTTTGATACCAATCCCAGGAGCACCTGCGTAACCATCCGTCTGGTCACCACTCATGGTTTGAATCAGATGCCAGCGATCTCCTTCTTCCTTGGTGATTTCAATCACAGGATTCTTGAGATCAAACAGCAGCCCTGGTATCTGTCTCATGTCCTTATCGGGTGAGCAGATAATCAGTTCACTCTCTGATTCAATTGGATCGGTGGCGTAGATGCCAAGGGCATCATCAGCCTCAAGGTTGTCAACGACCATAGTGATGTAGTTATCACCACACCAATTGAGCAGGCGCTTGTAGCCGCAGGGCTTCTTCCTATTTCGATGACCCTTGTAATCCGGGAAAATTTTTTTCCTGAAATTATTCGGGCTAGAAAAGAAAAGGATGAAGTCATCAAACTGACCCATGCATTCAGCAATGGACATCAGCTCCTTCTGGAACATCTCCAGAACTTCCGAGAAGCGACTTGTGACAACGATTAGGTCATCTCCGTAGTCGATCTCATCTTCACAAGCAGCACATGTTTTGTACGCGAGGAAATCAGCGTCAATGAGTAAGGTCAAAACTCTCCCAATGCCTCCTTGATGGATTTCTCAGCAAACCCACTTGCACGCAAGATGGTTCGGAATTGTTCGACATAGCCTTGGATGGTCATGTCTGTAGCATCAAACTCAAAGGTGTACTTGTTTACTGATGGGTAGTCAGGTAGGTCACCGTTCTTGCAATCGAGGGTTACTGTCACCCACGTTGAGAATTCATTCCTCATTTACCTTGCCCTCGACGTAGTTTCTTTGTACCTTTTTGAAGTGAGCGGGTTCCATTTCCTTGACGGGTGTGCTTGAACTTGGCACGTGATTCAAATTGTTTCTTGGCTAGGTTTGTTTTGGATTTCATCGCTTTGCGATTTGGATAGATATTTAATAGCCATTTCAAGGCCAGCTATGTTGTCACCCAAGAACCCAAGCCCAAGGTTGCAAGAACGGCACAGCCATCCACGAAACTGCTTAGTGTTATGGCAGTGGTCAAGATGGAAATCATCCGTCGTAGCACCACAGCATTCACAATTGTCTGGTTTTGTAGGTGCAACCTTTTTTTAGGGCAATAACAGTACGTTCGGCTTGATATTTGCATTGTTTGCAGCGAGTATCAAGACCGTCCGAAGTGTGTGGCAATTTGCCAAAATTGACTGTAGGCAAAAGCTGCTGACATATCTTGCACTGCTTAGTGAGTGCCCGCCCAAGTACTTCCCCTTCCAGCTTCGGCTGCAATGGGGATTCGCAGCCTGTAATACTCGCCAGCGAGAGCTGCTGACAATTCAAGGTTAAACATTAACGTGTCCGCATGAGCGGGGTTACATTCAAACTGAAGCTCATCATGAACAAATGCCAATTGATCAGCTTCAATATTTAGTTGTTTAATTTGGTCGTTAGCGATGACCATCCATCGCTTTGCAATGACACCGGCTCCTGATTGCAGGAGATAGTTCAAAGCTTTGTGAGGCCCGTCAACGTGAATTTTTCGTCCATCAACTGCATTGATGTAGCCAGTTGATTGAACCTTTTTCTTGACGGCCTCAACAAGATCGCTAAGACCATCAGTTGCATCCAGAAACGCTTGGCGTAGTTCTGATCCAACCTTTTTGGCCTGGGCAGATGTAAGCTGAGGATCGTATGTTCTGCCAAGTTTTTCAACTCCACCTCCATAGAGAAAGCAGTATTGAATACGCTTGACAGCCGACCTAGATACGCCAATCTTGTCGGCATTAACCTGGTGGATGTCGCCATTAAGCAGGATCTCGCCATAGCGGCCACCGTCATACCGACTAAGGTAATGCGCGAACATCCGCAACTCGATGCCGCTAAGATCGGCCCCAACCATGACCAATCCTGGAGTTGCTGTGAATAAGCGTCTGAATCGTTCATCAGATGGAACTTGGGCCAGATTTGGGTTTCGATGAGCGCAGCGATGGGTGTTAGTAGCTACTGAACAGTTGTGATGAATACGGTTCTTACGAACTAGCTTTAACCAGGCATTGGCACCTTCCGATAGCATGCCTAGTTGCTTGCTTAGTTCAAGACACTGAAGAAACTCAAGAGCGATTGGCGTACCAATGTCTGTGAGTACAACTTCATCAATGGTTGCTTTTCCTTTATCAGTAAACTGATTAGGAGTCCAACCATAGAACTGCTTCATCACCCACGCAATGTGGTCTCGACTGGTTGGGTTAAGATCCTTGAGGCGCGTAAATGTGCCATCTGTGAAATATCCTCTGGTCTTGTTAGGACGACGAGGAGTAAACTCGCCTCCCTCAACGAAAGGATGCCGCTGTCGAAGAGATTCTTGCAGCGAATCAAGTGAAGATCGAAGTTCGCATTCCAGCTCATGAGCGGATCGTTCGTCGAAGTACCAGCCATGTAGTTGTTGCTTGGTGAGGATCTCAGCGACTCGGTGCTCTAGCGTGACCCAATCAGGTATTTCTGGAAATGATTCCATAGTTTGTGCGTGACTTGAAGATCCTGTACGCAATAGTCCTCCATGTCTTGTGACCAGTTTTTCCAGTCAGTTTGTTTTGCAAAGCCACCCTTATATTCACCAAGCCTGTAACCATAAGCTTCAAGAGAGTGTCGACCATAGAGCTGAATTGGCATATGATCCCAGTTCCTCTTTCTGTCGATCTCAAGAAGGTTAGGGTGATACAAACGACTAAGAATAAGAGTGTCAAGTGTTCGTGGCGGTGTGAACCACGGGTAGAACTTCTGAATGACAGGGATGTCGTAATTAATTACGTTCTGGCCGATGATCGTACAAGCATCTTCCAGCATCGTAATGGCACGTGCAATAGGTTCTTGAGTACCCTCGTCATTGAAGACAAGAGTCTGATTGTTACCAATGTCTTTGATAGCAACACAGTGGATCGTGGTTACGTTGTCGTACAGCCCGTCAGTTTCGATGTCAAAGAGTAAGTGCATTAGTAGACATCATTAGGTTCCCAGTGCGGATTGACTCCGTAGTGCTCACAAAGAACTTCAAACAGTGCATGCAGATCAAGCACGTTGCCCCGATCTGCAATCCCGCCACGTTCAGCCATGGCTACTAGCTCGTCCTTTGTGCAGAGGATGATGATGTCAGACATCGATGATGGTGCTGCAGTTCTTGATGGCAGCCTCGATGCTTTGAAGCGTGTCAGCCCTGAATGGTTGAGCACGTTGCACCATTTCAGGTGTTGGAGGGTTGGGACGCACAAGGCGTTGTTGGTAATCAGAAGTCCGTTGTTGGATCGAACTCTTGTTCTGGTTCATGTTCGCTAAAGCGACAAGTGTTAAGGTCATAAGTAAGCTCACAGCAAGGGCCAACTTCACCGGTGTACCGATTCTTGAGTACTCGTACAGTTGTGTTGGAGTTGGTTTGCTGATTCCGTTCCAGTGCAATAACGGCATCACTGAGTTGTGCAATGCTGTGAGAGCCTCGTAACGAACCAAGATTCACACGAGCACCTTCCTCATGGTTTTGATCACCACTAGGACGACGTAAGTGAGAAACAAGGAACAACGAGATGCCTGTCCTTTCGACAAGGCTGCGAAGGCGTGTCATTGTTTGATCAATGACGCGACGTTCATCACCTTCCAATCCACTCAGCAAAATACTGAGGTGATCGAGAAAGACAATCTTTACATCAAGACCTTGGGCAAGATACTCCACACGGTTATAAATAACATCGGGATCAAAACTACCGAAGCCATCAAAAAGGTAAAGCGGCCAATGTCCAAGGGTTCTGGAGTAGACATCTGTAAGTTCAGTGCGTGAGTGTTCGCCAATGTGGAATGGTTTGCCCTCAGCTACGGACATCAAGCCAAGGGCAGTTCGTCGATTTGACTCTTCAAGTGCCAGATAACCGACTCGTTCTCCCCGACAAAGCAGATGAGTTGCGAGTTCACGACAGAATGAGGATTTTCCAATGCCAGATCCTGCAGTAATAGTGATAAGTTCTCCAGTCCTGATCCCGTGGAGCTTACGCTGTAATCCATTGTACGGGTATTCATGAATCCCTTCATCGTTAGGTTTAAGGATCTGCTCTAAGAGGTTCTTCGCTTCGACAATACCGTCTGGGCGATATGCGGAAGCGTTCCAAATTGCCTCTTTAATCGCTTGTGCCTTGCCAGCCTGGAGTGCATCGGAAGCATCCTTGAAATCTGGCAAGTGAGCGATCTTAACCTTGCCTGGTGGCAATACCCCTGCCGCATCCTTCGCAGCCTGACGGCCTGCGTCGTCATTATCAAAGAAGAGGACAATCTCTTCATAGCCCTGGAGCCACTCAAGCTGTTTTTGAATCGCTCGTTTGGCCGATTGGGCACCATCCGGTACTGAAACCATCGGCCAGTTCCCCGAATAAGCTTGATAACACGAAAGAGCATCGATTTCTCCTTCAGTGATGACAACTCTCTTCCCAGAACTTGGGAAGAGCTGCTGTCCAAATAGTTGTCCATCAGGGTTTGATCCTTCCCATCGGAATGTTTTGTCAGGGGTTTTGACCTTGGCACCAGTACAGCTTCCATCACGACCGAAGTAATGGAAATAGAGTTGGTTGCCATCTCGATGAACTCGATACTTTCGGCAAGTCTCCTCGCTGATACCACGTTTTGGTAGTGGTTCTGCTTCTCCCTTAAGAGAGAATGTCATTCGTTGTTTTGGCGTTTGGACAACGTTGAATTGACCCGGTTCCCGATAGCCGCACCCAAAGCACCAGCCATGGCCGTCGTCGTAACGACCAAGATTGTCTCGACTGCCACAAGCAGGGCAAGGTTCATGAGCGATACACCTACTTGTTTCTGTATCGTGAGATGATTGCATTAATCAGCTTTTCGTAGATGTCAGCAGAGTTCTGGAAATACGAATGCCATTCAGTTAATGCATCAGCAAAGCAGTTGACAACTTCATCAGGTGACAACTCACCAGCCTTGATACACTCTTCTGCTTCGCACAAAGCGTCAGCGAAAAACTCAGTGATGCGCTGTTTCGGTGTAATCATTGTTGGGTGTGGAAACGTTGGATCAATTCTTCATAGCTATCCAATGCATCTTCAAAGCCCTCAACAATGTCATTCGGTGAGGAATGTTTGTCGAGTGCCATGATCAGATTGGTAGCTAGATCTTTGATCAGCTCTAGGTCAGCCATTCGATTGGGATACTGTGAAACGCACACCAAGGAAAGCCGTGTTTCTCAGCCCATTTGGCATACGTAGTTTTAGATCCTTTGTAGATCTTGTTATAGGGTGATTGAAATACAAAGCGAATGTCGAGGTCAGGGTTTTGTTGCTTGACAGCTTTCATCTTCCGACG